TGGACCTCCACGATGGTAAACACGCCTTTGCCGGTAAACTTCCCGGTTTTGGCATAGTCCGTCCCCGGCCCTTTGCGGATGTTCAGATCGGAGATGCTGACCTTGACGGTAAACGGAACATCTGATGCTGTCTGCGTTGATGTGTTCGGTGTGTAGATGTTTACACCGTTATTATCGAACACGCTATATCCCGGATTGGCATCAGCGCACTTCTTGGCATTAGAGAGGATCTTGTATGCGCCTTTCTGCGATTTACTGTCAGACCATGCCTTACGGACACGGTAATAGCCCTCTGTCAGCTTTTCAGGATACTCAGTCTCGGTGCCCTCGGATGCCCCGCCGCCAAGCTGTGCTGTGACCTTTGCGGCAAGATCACCCATCCGGGCATACATCCAACTGCCCGGACAGGACTTGTTGGCAAACCAGCGATGGACAGTCAGCACCATCTCATCAGACTTCGGCTCATAACTGAGTGCCTTATCCTTATCACCCAGCCAGAGGAGCTTTTTCTTGCCGTTGCGCTTGCAGATATCCGCGCAGAGCTTAATGAGCGTCTGGTAGACCACATCCTTAAAGGCATACGGCTCTGTGGTATCGGACGCGCACTCGATGGTGACCGCCCGCTGGTCGTTGGCGCTGGAGGAGGAACACCAGGAACGGTTTTTCTCCTCCACATACATTCCCACACGGCCGTCCACGCCGATGCCGTAGTTACAGCTTGCCTGCCTGGAAGTCGGCAGGAAGATATTTCCCAGCGTCTCCACCGAGCATTGCCCCACCACGCAGTGGGGCGTAATGCGGTCGATGCTGTGTGTTCGCAGCCCAGAGTGATTGGGGCTGAGTTTCGTGTAAGATACCAGTGAACTGTTTGTGTAAGCCATTTAATTTTCCTCCTTTTCCGCCCGGTCATGGAGCTGTGCCAGGATGTCCTTCATCTTCTCCGGCACAGGGAGTCCCAAGTGCGCCGCATTCTCCAGAAGGCTCACGCCCTCGTTGGAGAGGTAAAAGAAGATGACCGCCGTGCGAAGGACGCTGCCTGTGCCAATCACCTGTACATCCAGGATGTTGGCGATCCCCACCAGCAGGAAGATCAGCACCTTCCGGCAGATGCCCTTAAAGCCCACCTCACTGGAGAGCTTCTTGTCCGAGATGGCGCACATCACGCCCGTGACATAATCCACCGCCACGAACACTACCAGGGCGATGAGCAGCCCGTCGCAGCCGCCCAGGAAGTAGCCCAGCCATCCGCCGATGGCGGCAAAGATCACCTGCGCCGTGTTCCAAAGTTCCTTCATGTTGATACCTCCGTTTCTTGAAATGGTTTTGTGTATGAAAAAAGCGGCCGCCCCGCAGGACAGTCGCCAGTTCCCGTAAGTTATTCTGTTTGCTTCGGCAGCCATTCCCACAGCCGCATATCCTCCTGCCCCAAAGACCACATACACATCCCCCGGAGCTTCCAGCGGTACGCCGCCTGGTTTGCCCAATAGATGAGGGAATCCACGTCCTGGTAGTAGAGGATGGAAAAGCCGTCCGCGTCTCCAAGGAACAGCCGGGATATCCAGATGTTGATGTCCTTCGGTATGACCTTTGCCGTGTAGTTCCCGCCGCAGGAAATCTCCAGCAGGTCGGAGTGAAAGAAATCATAATCCAGGGAGATGTCCTCGCTCCGGGTGGAGGTTTCCTCCACATCGGAGGTCAGCGTGAATACCTGGAACTCCTCATCCCAGGTGCAGTTCGTGCGGGATATCCTTCCGTAGCTTTTAAAGCTGCCGTCCGGCATCTCCACATCAAACCGCTCATACGGCTCGTAGGTCCAGGCGTCCCCCAGACGCAAAAGCTCACACACGGTCGTGTTGTCCGAGCGGTATCCGGCATAGCCTCCTGTAAAGCCGCTGACCGTTGCCGTAAAGCGCAGGGTATAGGATGAGCCGGAATACACCCGCACCCGGTTCCCACGGATACGCATCTCCACCGTGTACATGGAGGGATTGTCCCTCAGATCCGCCGATGCGGTTCTTGCGATCTCCTGGCTGTAGCTGCCAAGGAGCGTGGAACCATTGTATAACTCCACCGCCTGGGTGTCGTAGTTTAAGCAGCAGAACAGGCTGCCGCAGAATACGCCGGCCCGCCCGCTGCCGTTTGCCGGGAAAGCCAGCCTTGCCCGCAGGTGCAGCTCTGAAAAACCGTCATACTGCCACGCAAGCTCCCCATGCCCTTCAAGCTGGGAGTAGACACGCTCCATCGAATATTCATCCGACCGCCACACCTCGAAGGAGCCGGAACGCACCGTCCAGTAGTCCGTCTCCAGCACGCCGTAATCCTGGAAGTCCTCATACCAGATGAGCGCCGAGTCCGGCTTCCTTCGGAGCATCTCCAGCGTCAGCTTAAAGCCCTTATCGGGTACAGCCATATTGCCGTCCACATCCTTAAAGCTCCTGGGCGCAAGGGCAAAGGTGGCCTCCCCGGCGGTAGGTTCCTCGGAAAAAGCCGAGCAGACCCGGAAGCCGTAAAACTGGACGCCTTTGACGTCCAGAGAGATGGTAATGGTGTGTGTCCCGGCCGAAAGCGTTACGCCGCTGGCGAGGGACGCCCAGAAGGTACTCCGCCAGTACGGCCACCACAGGCGGCTTTCCGTGAAGTGCTTTGTGCTGCCGTCCAGCGCCGCATAGATGCCGTTCTTATCCCAGAAGGGATAGCAGAGCCGCACCGCCACATCGTAAGTTCCCGCTGCGTTCACCGTAAAACTGTAGGTCACCGAGCCGTTATCGCCCAGGGTCGCAATGCCGTTTTCAATGGAGACAATGCCGGACGCGCTGGAGTAGCCGTCAGCGTCCCGGTCGATGAAAATAGTTCCGAACTCGGTTTTCTGCTCCTTGCCGTAGGCAGTCAGGTAGCGCCTGCGGTTGTATGTGTCCGCAAGCTGAGGGTACTCGCGGGAAACTGCGTCCGCTCCTTCCATGTAATCGTAGACATGGGGAAAGGCGTAAGGCACCTTGTCATAATCATCCCAATAGGCCACGATAGGGAGAAAGGGCTGGGGCGGCGCGTCACCTGTGAAGTTGTACGCTCCCGTCATCCAGTACCTCGCGGCGTAGTAGGTGTTGGAAACGCCCCGGTAGGTCTCGCCCAGGTTCTCCGGCGTATCGTAAATCTGCCAGTTCCAGCCGTAGGCCGGCATTCCCAGGAAAATCTTGTCCGGGTCCATGACCTGGGTGGCGTAATCGTAAATGCCCTCCAGCCAGCTTCTTGGCGAAACCGGTCCCGGCGCGGAACCCGCCCAGGCCATGCCGTAGCTCATAATAGTCGCCGTGTCACAGTAGGCGTCGAGGTCCCCGTAGACACACCAGTTCTCGCCGCCCACCGAGCCGTTGACGCTGGTCATCCCCGGCAGACAGATGTTCATGTGTTTGCCGGAATCATAGGTTTTCACGGTATTGTAGATGTTCTGGAACATGGCGGTTGACGCGGCATGGGTGGAATAGCCGTCCCCGCGTTCCAGGTCAATGTCGATGCCGTCACACCAGGGGTATTTCTCCATGATGCGGATGATCTCCGAAAGGAACATCTCCTGCGCCCCGTTTGTGTTGTCCCGCAGGGCGCGGAAGATGCTGTTCGCCCCGTCGTTTGCCACCGTCAGCAGCCACTTGATATGGGGCCATTTGTTGATGTAGGTGAGCATATCCGAAATCGCCACGCCGCTCTCGTAAATCTCCCCGGTGGCCCGCACCTTAAAGGAGAACAGCCCGATCTGGCTGATGCGGTCGCCGTAGTCCCGGAGGGCTTCATACATCCGGGCATTTCCCATGAACGTCCACACCATGATCTGCTTGCCTTTCAGTGTATCCATCAGATTGGCTCACCTCCATCCTGCATTTCCTGCATCTCAAACAGCACCCTCGCCGTTTTCCCTTCCGGGAGCGTCACCTTATGCTTGGAATCCCAGGCGGCGCTGTACTGGTAAAAGCCCTCTTTTTTCTCCGGGCTGCCGTTCTTCGTACACTGCCGTGTGCTGGCAAGCAGAGCAAGGTCCGCTTCGGCCGGGACAGCGTTAGGGAAAGATACCTTCTGGCCGCCCGCCCCCTGGCAGAGGGAAACCGCCCCCGCTTCCAGGTCGGACTTGGGGTATAGATGCACATCCAGTCCAGCGGAAGTCTCCCCAAGGTTAAAGAGGATGACCGTTTCCTCGCCCCGCACCACGCCGTTGAACCAGACAGGGGCTTTGACTTCGCCGTCCACACGCAGCTTTTGGAGGAAGGGTTCGGTATGAGGCGTGTATCCCGTCAGCGCCGGACCTTCCTGAAGCATCAGGTCCGTAAAATAGATCGTGCCGGAGCAGTCCGCAATGGTAGGCTTCACGGTAACGCTCACGACACGCATATCCTGTTTCCGGTTGATAACCTCCGCCAGCCGGATAAAAGCAATCTTAGCCATCCAGCGTCCACTTCATCTCGCAGGGATGGCCTACCCATCCCGTCACCACGGACCCAGCCTGCAGGAGGATGTCCGTGATATAAAGCGTCCCGGTGCAGTTCGTTATGCACACCCGCACTGTGATGGACTTTACCCTGGAAGAATAGTTTTCCGGCGTAATCCGGGCGGAGGTCGAAGATAAATAAGCCATAGACACCTCCTAATACAAATCAATGAACCGGCTTTCCGTGCTGCCGTCCTCATACTCGATCACCACTTCAATGCCCACCTGGGAATCCTCGCTTAACTTCTCCAGATTTTCCGAGCCGATCTGCGCCGACAGGGTGTAGCTGGAGCGGTTGGCGGGATAGACGGTCTGGGACAGGCTCTTGGTCATGCCGGCCACGCCCTCCGCTTTGAAAGACGCCGTGCCGGACGCGCCGTTTTCACTGTCCGCCTCAAAGCCGGAACTGACCCAGTAGGCAAGCCCGTCATCGGCGCGGGAGTTTCTAAGCAGATTGAAAGGAACCATTTCTCGGATGTCGTTGTTCGACACCATGCTGGTGCCTTCCAGCGAGTCCGCCGCGTTGTCCCATTCACTGGCGGAACTGCCCAGGTTCTTCAGCGTGGTGGAAAGCTCCAGCACCGTGTTCCACGGCTCCTGCAGGTTGTATTCCCGGCGGACAATTCTTGTGGTGACCGAAAGCCCCAACTCCTTATCCTCCACCCGGACGTAATCTCCCAGTTCCCAGGCTTCATGCTCGTAGCCCGTCAGCACGGATAAGTCCATTGCGTTTAACACATAAGAAATGGTGGGCTTTGCGTAGTCAGCCAGCCGCATCTCGGCGTATTCCTTCATCTGGTAGGGATTCGTGAAAGAGGAGCAGTCCAGGGTGGAGATTCTCACCTCGTCTGTGTAGGTGAAGTCCTCCACATAGGGCCTTCCGCCGTTGATGTCCGCGAAGGTCATCCCTTCCGCGCCCACGGCGTACAACCGGGTCACAAGCTCCCTGGTGTCCACCACCCGCTGGATGGATTTCATGTTCTTCTTGTAGGCAAAAAGGGCGCCGCTGTCCTTGCCGTTGACCGTCAGCAGATGTACCAGCCGGTTCGGGCAGTCAAAGACCAGGTCGCCGCCGTGGAGGTCTGCGGTATTCCGAAGGATGGACAAAGCGTTTTTCTCCGTACTGGTCCAGGTGCGCTGTGTCCGCACCGTCACTGTGCCGACGCTCCATTCCGTACCCTCCAGGGCGTATGCCATCGCCGTTTCCGGGTACTCCGCTTCAAAGGTACGTTCCTCCTTGCGGACAGAGAAGGTCAGGTCATAGAACTCCGCCTCCGCGTACACCTCTGTGACGGCACGGCCGTCTGTGTCCCTGGTGTCCGTGACCGTCCTGACCTTATACACATCATCCACGATCTGGATCTTCTTCTCACTGTCGATATACCCCCGCTTGCCGTCCCGGTAGGGAATCTTAAAGGAAAGGGTGTCCTCGCCGTTGATCTCGCTGGTCACAATGATGTCATAAGCGTTTTCCAGTACCGCCTCCCATGCGCCGTTACTGTCCAATACCACTGGCCGTGCATAGCCGATCTTCTCATAGGGCGCTTTTGGGATGTCATAGAGCCGGATATCAATAACCTTCGGTGTCCGGGAGGTATCGTTTGTGGTCAGCGTTACCCGGAACCGGATATACGCCCGGTTGGGGGACGCCAGCTTTCCATCCGAGGGAACCGCCGCCCAATCGCTCCATTCCTCCAGGTCATCGCTGGTGGAGGTCTCCACCAGGGAAACCGCCGTGGTGCCGGAGATGTACTCACTGGTCACAGACACACGCCCGGTGCCGGAGAGGTTGCAGTCCGCCGCCGCTGTGGTCAGCACACCCTCGGATGGGTAAACGCCGTTTGATGCCCGGAGTGTGACTGCTCCCGGCTCCGTGATGCCGTCCACATCCCCGGAGGTATCGCCGCCGTTGGCCATAACTGAAGACCGGAAATAGTCCACCAGGTCATCGGCTGTGAGATTCGTATCGCAGTCCAGAAACCAGTCGTCCAGACCGCCGGCGTACCAGTAGGAGTCGGCGTGCATCCCCAGAATCAAATCCGCCGTGCAGGAGCGGTTCAGCTCCCCGGTAAAGGAAAGCACCTCCGATGCCCACACCGTGCCGCTGCCCCGGTCGCCCACCACATACTGCGCCGTCTTGTTGTCCGGCTCGATCAGGCAGGCGATAAAGTACCAGCCGCCGTTGACCAGGGAAAAGGGCGGGTCCACCGACTCGTCCAGGATCAAAGAGCCGGTATCGTTGTAGAGCATGATCCTCGGATCGCCCCGGATGAGGGATAGGTAGAAGATTGGCTGCCCCGGCCCGTACCGGGTGTTAAAAATCGGGCAGTAGGTATTCCCCACGGAATAGGTGGTGGGGTTCATCCAGCCGCCGCAGACAATCCTTGCCCCAAGGCTTGCGAAAATGCTGCCGTCGTTGGTCACTTTCAGATAGTTCTGCTCAGAAGATGGGTTCACAATGTTCATGCGGAAGTAATTCCCCAGACGGTTTGCGGAAAGGGACGCGCTGGTGCCACTCCAGTTGTTGATGTATGCCGCCCGTCCCATGCCGGAGGAATCCAAAAGGCAGTCGTCCTCATCCGGGTCCGACTCATTGAACCGCCACAGGCCGCCCTTTGCCCACTCTTCCGGGAACTCGCCGGTAAAATCCGTCTGCTTATTCAGTATCGTTTTCAGTGCCATTACCGCTCACCTCCATCTGCTCCTTGCCTGGATTTCCAGCCCCGTAAACGTGGCGTTTGCCGATAGAAAGGCGG